CCGCCGCGCAAGTGAGAACCGGTTTCCGGGTTTTGGGCAATTGTTACGCAGCGTAACAACGGCCAGGACGCGCCGGGTGGCCCGGCGCCGCCGTCCAGGCCACACTGACCAGCATGGGACGACGCGGCCCGGCGCCACAGCCGACCCGGCTCAAGCTGCTCAAGGGCGTCAAGCCCGGCCGGATCAACCGCGATGAGCCCATCCCCCTCGACCGGGCGATCAACCGCCCCGCCTGGCTGTCCGACCTCGCCTCGGAAGAGTGGGACCGGGTAGCGCCCCATCTAGTCGCGATGGGCACCGTCACCGACGCCGACCTCTCCGCGTTCGCGGTCTACTGCGAGGCCGTCGCCCGCTGGCGCCGCCTCGCCGAGCTGGTCGCCGCCTCGCCGCCGGTCGTCTCGCGGGACGGCGCCGTGGTCAAGAACCCGGTCTACTCGCAGGCCCGCGACGCCGCCGCCGAGGTCCGCCTCTGGGCCCGCGAGTTCGGGCTCACGCCTTCCGCGCGGGCCGGGATCAGGGTGGAGCACGTCCATACCGGCGACGCCGGCCGCCTGCTGACCAGTGGCTAGCGACGTCCCGGCCTGCGGGTTCACGTTCGACGGCCGGACCTGCCGCCAGCGCGGGCGGCACCGCTGCGCCGGCCGGGTCGGGCACGTCCTCGCATTTTTCGGCGAGCTGCTGACGCACACCAAGGGCCGCTGGGCGCGGCGCCCGTTCGTCCCGGCGGCGTGGCAGCGGCGCCGGGTCCTCGCCCCGCTGTTCGGTGAAGTGGAGTTCGACGCGGCGCAGGGCCGCTACGTCCGCCGCTACCGCACGCTGTACCTGTACGTCGCCCGCAAGAACGGCAAGACCGAGCTGATCGCCGGGATCGTCCTGTACCTGCTCTGCGCGGACGGCGAGACCGGCGCCGAGATATACGGCCTGGCCCTCGACCGGGATCAGGCCGGGCTGGTCTACCGGGTCGCCCGGCAGATGATCCGGAACTCCGCCGAGCTGGCCGCCCGGCTGACCGTCGTCGCCTCGGCGAACCGGATCGTGGATGAGGCGACCGGCTCGCTGTACGCCGTCGTCGCCGGCGACGCCGCCGGGTCGCTGGGGTTCGACCCGTCCGGCGCCTACATTGATGAGCTGCTGACCCAGCCCGGCCGCGAGCTGTACGACGCGATGCGGACCAGTTTCGGGGCCCGCGCTCAGCCGCTCCTGCTCCTGGCGACGACGGCGGAGAATGACCCGGCCGGGTTCGCGGCGTCCGAGCGGGAATGGTCCGAGCGGGTCCTCGCCGACCCGTCCCTGGACCCGGAACGGCTCGCCGTGATGTACGCCGCCCCGGAGGGCGCCGACTGGACCCGCCCCGCGACCTGGAAGGCCGCCAACCCGGCCCTCGGCGACTTCCTGGAGCTGCGGACCCTCGCGGAAGAGTGCCGGATCGCGCAGGGCAACCCGGCCGCCGAACGCGCTTTCAGGCAGTTCCGGCTCAACCAGCCGGGCAACAAGATCGGCCGGGCGATCGACCTCGCGACCTGGGACGCCGCCCCGGCCGCGCGGCCCGCCGCCGAGCTGGCCCGCCGGACCTGCTTCGCCGGCCTCGACCTCGCCTCGACGTCCGACCTCGCCGCCTACTGCCTCGACTTCCCCGACGACGACGGCGGCCACGACCTCATCTGGCGGCACTTCGCGCCCGCCTCGGCCCTCCGCGAGCTGTCCCGCCGGACCGGCGGCGCCGCCGACGTCTGGGTAGCCCAGGGCTACCTGACCCTGACCGAGGGCAACGTCATCGACTACGGGGCGATCACCGCCGCGCTCAACGCCGACCGCGAGCTGTACGACATCGCCGAAGTCGCGTTTGACCGCTGGGGCGCCACCCAGCTCTCCAGCCAGTTGCTAGACGACGGCTGGCCGCTGATCGCGACCGGGCAGGGCTACGCGACGATGGCCGCGCCGACCGCCGAGCTGCTCCGCGCGATCCGGGGCGGCCTGTACCGCCACGGCGGCAACCCGGTCGCCCGCTGGCAGGCCGGCAACGCGGTCACCCGGGCCGACCCGGCGGGCAACCTCAAGATCGACAAAGCGCGGTCGGCGGAAAAGGTGGACGGGATCGTCGCCGCCGTGATGGCCCTCGACCGGGCGCTGCGCCAGCGCGGGACCGAGGACTACGCCGCCGCCGGGTTCTGAGGCCGCGCTTGGAGGATTCCTACAGCCCGGCCTGGACCGCCATCCAGGCCGGGTAGTGGGAAACCTACAAGACCGGGCGTACGCTGCCACCTGTGACCTACCTGGACGACCTCCGGACCCGGGCACAGCAGAAACTAGCCTGGCAGGTCCCCCGCGCGATCAACTACGGCCGGTATTACGACGGCGGGTCGCCGGTCATCGCCCTGCTCGACTCCGCCGAGCGGCAGACGTTCGTCCGGTTCCTGCGCGAGTCGCAGGCGAACTGGTGCGAGCTGGTCGTCAACGCCGTCGCCGAGCGGCTGACCGTCGTCGGGCTCAACTTCGGCGACTCGACCGACGCCGCCTGGGCGCTGTGGCAGGCGAACTGCCTCGACGCCGACGCCGAGCTGATCCAGACGGACGCCCTGGTCGCCGGGTCCAGCTACGTCCTCGTGCAGCCCGACGACACGAACCCGTCCGGCGTGTCGATCACCGGGGAGAGCCCGCTGGAGGCCACCGTCATCTACGCGCCGGGCAACCGCCGCGAGCGGGTCGCCGGGTTCAAGCGGTACTACGACGACTGGTGGCAGGACGGCAACCCGCCCGGCCTCGGCCCCGCGACCGAAGTGCTGATCACCCCCGACGTGATCGCCACCTGGGCGCCGAACTCCGCCGAGCCCGCGATCACGGCGAACCCGGCCGGCGTCGTCTCGCTGGTCGAGATGCGCCCGCAGCCGCGCACGCTCGGCGCGCCGCATTCCGAACTGGACGCCGCCATTCCCATTCAGGACCGTATTCACACGACCATTTTCAACAGAATGGTCGCAACGGATTACGGGGCATTCCGGCAGATATGGGCGACCGGCGTCAAAATGGCCCGCCAGATCACGACCGCCGAGGACGGGACGACCTCGACCGCGCTCGTGTCGCCCTACGACATCGGCGCGAACCGGCTGCTCATCAACGAGGACCCGGCCGGCAAGTTCGGCAGCATCGCCGAGGGCACCCTCGGCGGGTATCTCGGCGCCGTCGCCGCCGACGTCAACCACCTGGCCGCGATCACCCAGACGCCGCCGCACTACCTCCTGGGCCAGATCGCGAACCTGTCCGCCGACGCGATCAAGGCCGCCGAGACCGGCCTCGTGTCCAAGGTCTCCCGCCGCGCCCTGCACATCGGCGAGACCTGGGAGACCGTCATCCGGCTCGCCCTCGGGATGATCGGCGACCCCGGCGCCGCGATGATCGGCGCCGAGGTCATCTGGCGCGACTTTGAGACCCGTTCCGAGGGCCAGCGCGTCGATGCCCTGGTCAAGATGGCGACCCTCGGCGTCCCGCAGGAAGTCCTCTGGCGACGCTGGGGCGCGACGCCCACCGAGGTCGCCGAATGGCGGGAACTCAACCGCATCACCCCGCCGACGCCGCCGGTCACCGAGCGGGTGTCGATCACCGAGCCTGCGCCGGCCGCGCCCGAGGCCGTATCAGCCACACCGTAGGGAACCGCGATGACCGCCCCGACCGAACCCGTCCCCCCGCTGCCCTCCCAGGTCGGCCAGCCCGCGCCGCCGCCGGCGCCCGCCCCGCCGGCGCCCGGCCCGGCGCCGCCCGCGCCCGCCGAGCCCGACCCCGCCGCCGAACTCCGGGCCGCCCTCGACCGCGAGCGGGCCCGCACCCGCGACTTTGAGCGGCAGCTCCAGCAGCTCCGGACCGCGCAGATGACCGACCAGGAAAAGGCCGTAGAACAGGCCCGCGAAGAGGGCCGCAAGCTGGCCGCGCGGGCGGCCGGCGTCGCCCTCGCCGGCGCCGAGTTCCGCGCGCTGGCGGCCGGCAAGCTGGCCGACCCGGCGAAGATGGTCGAGGACGGCGACCTCAACCTGGGCCGGTTCGTAGATGACGACGGGAACGTGGACAAGCGGGCCCTCGGCCGGCTCGTGGAACGCCTCGCCAGCTCCGCCGCGCCCGTCCAGGCCGGGCCCGGTGTGCCGCCCGGCCCGCGCGGGAACGGCCAGAGCGGACAGGATGACTTCCTGCGGTCGATCATGCACGGCGGCCCGAAGGGCTGGTGAGCCCGCCCGGGTGTAGCCTGACCCCGATGCCGTGCGGCGGGACGCCAGCGGCAGAGCGGTAACCGAATCCGCGTGCTCACGACGGCGGGACGCCTAGGCCGCGCGGCCGGGACAGCGGGACGCTGACCGGCCGCCGGTAGCGCAGAAAGCGGTGTGTCCAACACACCTGCTCGCGCTGCCCGGAGGTCCCGTCATGGCGCTAGGCGACTTTAGTGGGGTAATCCCCGCTGAGTATTCATCTGCAATCATGCAAGAGGCCGTTCGCCAGTCGGCCGCGCTCCAGCTCTGCCAGACCGTCCCGATGGGGACCGGAGTCTCGCAGATGCCCGTTCCCAAGACGCTCCCGACCGCGAGCTGGGTCACGGGTAGCGGCAGCGGCCGGAAGCCCTACACCGACGTCGGGCTCAAGCCCGCCGTCCTGACCGCCGAGGAAGTCGCGGCGGTCATCGCGATCCCCGACAAGATGATCGAGGACAGCTCGATTAACCTCTGGGGCTACTGCCGCCCGCTGCTGTCCCAGTCGATCGCGATGGCCCTCGACGGCGCCGTCCTGTTCGGCGTCAACGCCCCGGCCAGCTTCCCCGTTGGCGGCGTACGCGGCCACGCGGCAGCGGTCAACGCCGGCGCCGACGCCGCCGACACGATCAACAAGACGATGGCCGCCGTCGAGGCGAACGGCCTCAACCCGTCCGGCATCGCCGCTAACCTGCCCGTCCGGTCCCGGCTCCGTGGCCTGCGCGCGACGACCGGCGAGCTGATCCTCGGCGTGACCAGCTTCCAGAACTATGAGGTGCCGTCGATCTACGGCGTGCAGACCGCCTACACCCCGTTCCAGGGCGGGACCGGCGTGAACCCCGCCGACGTGATCGTCGGCGACTGGACCTGGGCCGTGCTCGGCGTCCGGCAGGACATCAGGTTCATGCTCGACCCGTCCGGCGTGATCGCCGACTCCGCCGGCGTCGTGCAGGTCAGCGGATTCCAAGACAACGTGACCCCGCTCAAGGTGTGGGCCAGGTTCGGGTTCGTCCTGATCGACCCGGTGACCGTGATCGTCCCGGCCGGCGCCAATGCGTTCGCGAAGGCCGGCACCGCAGGCGCTTCGGGCGCCGCGCCGACCGCCGCCGAGACCTCCAAGAAGTAGACGCGATGAGCAGCCCTGGCGCGATCGTCGCGGCCGGGTACTGGGAGACCCAGGCGGGCGCGGCGACCAGCGCGCCCGGACCGGGCAAGTACCAGGCTGACGACTGGGCGACGCCAGCGCTGCTCGGCATCGCCGGGACGGATGCGGACGGCTACAGCCGGCAGGCCGGCCTAGCCCAGCTCCGCCCCGGCGATGCCATCTATCAGCTCGCCCCCAACGATTCCCAGAACGTTCTACAGCTCGCCGTCGTCTCGGTCACCGACCAGGGAACCTGGGTCCAGTACGCCGTGACCGTCACCGCGACCGGCGCCACGTTCGTACCTCCCGGGACCAACCAGTCCCGCCTACTGGAAGCCCTCCAGCAGGCCGGGGCGCAGCCCCCGATGGCCTGGCAGCCGTGGGCGCCCCCTCTCGACCCGCCGACCGCCGGCGGCCTACCCGCCGACGTCGCCGCCGGGATCGCCGACGCCTGGTGGTCAGCCGACCCGCACATGGCAGCCGCCCTCCAATGGGAGGCGTACGCCGCGATGCTCCCGCCGTCGCCCTCGGTCTCCAACGTCAGCACTGGGGTCCAGTCGGTCGCCTACAGCCCGCCGGTCCCCGGCGGAGACTACGGCCTCGCGATCAGCCGCGCCGCGTGGCACCGCTCCCTGGCCGGCTCGGCGGCCTCGGCGCCGCTGACCCTCGCCGACCCGGCCATCGAGACCGTCCCGCAGTATTGGCCGCCGCGCCTGTGGGAGGTGAGCGGCTGATGCTGCTGCTCGCCCGCGACCCGGTAACGCTGTACGCCTCAGCTAGCGGCGACTCCCACGGCTGGGCGACCGGCGACCCCGGCCCGCCGCTGTGGACCGGGACCGGGAACCTCCAGCGCGCCCCGGGCCGGTCCGACCCGCTCGCCGGCGACGCGGGCGGCGGCGGCCCGTTCGCCCCCGCGTCGATCGCGACCTCGGTCCTGTTCCTGCCCCCGGACGCTCCGGTCGCGGACGGCCTGATCGCCGACGTAGCCGGCCAGCGGTTCGCGCTGTCGCAGACCCGGATCGTCGCCGACCCGCGCGGGACCGCCGACCTCGACTGCTGGACCGCGACCGCGACCGCCGGGATGGTCCCGTAATGGCCGGCCGGGCCGTGTTCACGGTCACCCACCCCGAGGCGCCCGCGATCGCCGCCGACCCCGGGATCGGCGCCGTGGCGGCCCGGATCGCCGACGACGCGCGGAGCCGCACACCGGTCGAGACCGGCCGCCTGGCCGCCGGGTGGCAGGTCGTCCAGGCCGGGCGCCCCGGCGAGCGGGACGTGATCAACGCCGTGCCCTACGCCCGGTTCGTGGAATACGGCACCAAGAACATGCCCGCCGAGCCGATGCTCGGCCCCGCTGCCGCCCGTTACCGGGGCCCGCTGTGACCGGCCCCGCCGCGCCCGTCGTGGTGATGCCCGACGTCGAGGCGTGGGTCTGGGCGAACATCAGCCACCTGCCCGGCGTGACGTCATTCACCTACGCGGCGGTAACCGGCTGGCCGCACTGGCTCGTGGCCTACTCAGTCCAGGTCGATGCCCGCGCCAAGACCAAGAAGGCCGCCCGGGACCTCGCCGAGCAGGTCCGCCAGATCATCTGCGCCCTGCCCGGCGTCGCCTGGCCGGACGGCGCCCTGTCCTACGCCCAGCCGGTAGACGGGCCGTTCTGGCTCGCCGACCCGGACGGCGGGCCGCGCTACTGCGCCCGCTACGAACTCCGCGCCCACCCGCTCCGGGCAGTCCCGTGACCCCGATGGTCCCGGCTCGTGCCGCCCGGCCGCTACGGAAGGACACCCCGCGATGACCACCCCTACCTACGCCCTCGACACCGATGAAGTGCAGGTCGGCACCGCGAACGGGCCCGGCCTGTACCTCGCCCCGGCCGGGACCGCCGCGCCGACCGACACGACCTCGGCCTGGCCCGCGCCGTGGGACATCCTCGGCTACCTCAGCGACGCCGGCCCGACCGTCGGGCAGAACACCAGCAAGCAGGACCTAACGCCGTGGCAGTCCATCAGCCCGATCCGGTCGGTGATCACCGGCCGCGAGGTCACGCTGCACTTCATCTTGTGGCAGCTCAACGCCCTGACCCTCGGCCTGTACTTCGACACCGACCCGGCGACCCCGGCGGCAGACGGCTCAATCACGATGGACGTGCGGACCGACCAGTCCGGCCACCAGTACGCGGTCGGCATCGACGCGGAGGATAACGGCCGGATCATGCGGATTATCTTCGGCCGGGCCAGCCTGTCCGACGCCGGCGACATGGCGATCACCCGGGGCGCGACCGTCCCGCTGGAATGCACGCTGACCGCGCTGGAGGACAACGGCAGCCTCGCCACCGTCATGCTCGGCGCCCCGGCCTCGCTGCTGGCCGCTGACGTGGCCGCGCGCTCAAGCAAGGCGGCATGAGCGGCGCCGCTAACGGGCGGGCGCGGTTCGACCTCGACGCGGCGGCGGCCTCTGCCCTCGCCGAGGCCAAGCCCGTCCCGTTTGCCTTCACGTTCAAGGGCCAGGAGTTTGAGGTCCCCGCCGCCGTCCTCTGGCCGCTGGAAGCTCAGGCGCTCATCGCCAAGGGCGAACTCGACCGCGCGCTGACGATGCTGCTCGGCGCCGAGTCTTACGACCGGCTGATCGTGGCCGGGATCACGGTGGGCGAGCTGACAGTCCTGTTTGAGGCAGTCGGCGAGGCCGCTGGGGTCGGCGGCCTGGGAAACTTGTCGGCGCCTGCGGCGCGCGTTTCGACGCCGACATAGAGGCCGCGATGCTCTGCGCGTTCGGGCTCGACGTCCTCGACCCGGCGGTCACGCCCCGGCGGATATGGGTGCTGGCTCAGCGGCTCCCGCCGTGGGCCCGCAGCCTCGGCGAGCCCTGGTCTCCCGAGGCCGACCTCGCCGCGCTGATCATCGACCACCTCGCCCAACTGACCTGGGTTACGCTCCGCGCGGCCGGCGCCCAGAACGTCCCCAGGCCGACGCCGCTGCCCCGGCCTCCCCGTACCCCCGCGCGCCGCGACAGCGCGGCTCCGCCGGCCTCACAGCCGGGCAACGGGCGTTCCGCGTCATGGGCCGACGCCGCGCGGACCCTCGCCGCGATCCCGGGGGTGAGGGTCACCGATGGCTAGCGAATACGGCACCCTGCGCATCCCGGTCACCGCCGACACCCGGCCGCTGACCACCCAGGTCGCCAGCGCCGCGACGACCGCCGGGACCAAGGCCGGCGAACAGCTCAGCGGCAACATGGCGAAGGGTCTCAAGCGGTTCGCGCCGGTCGCCGGGCAGATCGGCCGGGGCGTAGCGACCGGCCTCGGTATCGCGACGACCGCCGCCGTGGCGTTCGGCGTCGAGGCGTTTAAGGCCGGGGCGAAGGTCGAGGCGACGAACAAGAGCCTGCAAGCCCTCGCCAAGGCCAACAACGTGTCCTACCGGTCGATGCAGGACTCCATCGAGGGCATCCGGCACATGGGCGTCGAGACCGGCATCGCCCAGGATCTTGTGGCCCGGCTGACGACCGCGCACGTCGGCCTCGCCCACGCGACCGACCTCGCCCGGATCGCGCAGAACGCCAGCGCGGTCAGCGGCAAGAGCGTTGGCGACACCGAGGTCGCCCTCGCCAAGGCGATCGGCTCCGGGAACGCGGGCGCGCTCAAGCGCGCCGGGATCATGGTGGACAGCAAGACCGCCCTCGACAAGTACGCGGCCTCAGTCGGTAAGACCGCCGCCGACCTGACCCCGCTGGAGAAGTCGCAGGCCGTCCTGAACGGCGTCCTCGACCAGGGCCGCCGCTACGCCGGCGCCTACGCCGCGCAGCTCAAGACGCCCCAGGGCGCCCTGCGCGCCCTCAAGATCGACGCCGAGGAAGCAACCCAGTCGATCGGCCTCAAGCTGGTCCACGCGCTCACGCCCGCGTTCGTCGGCGTAGGGAAGCTGGCCCACTCATTCGCCGACGCCGTAGGGCCCGGCGGGAAACTCGCCCCGATCGTCAACGCGATCGGCAGCCTGGCCGCCCGGATGGTCGGCCCGGTCTCCGCCCTGTTCTCCCGGCTCGGCGCCGGGATCGACAAGATCAAGCCCTCCACGGTGCAGGCCATCGCCGACGCCATCAAGCGGTTCGGCCCGGCCCTCGCCGCCGCCGGCGCCGGCGCCGCCCTGTTCACCGGGGCCGGGCTGCTCCACGAACTCCCGGTGATCGGCCCGATGCTGAACAGCCTGCTCGGCCCGATCCTCAAGCTGGGCCCCGCGCTGATGAACCTCGCCGGGCCGTGGAAATTCGTCATCGCCGGGTTCGCGCTGCTGATGGCCGTATCGCCGCCGTTCCGCGAAGAGGTAATGAAGATCGTCCGGCTGCTGATCGCCGGCCTCGCCCCGGCCTTTATCGAGATGGGCAAGTCGCTGCTGGTCCTGGTCCCGATCATGGTTGACCTGGCGAAGGCAATCGGCCCGGTCCTGGCCGTCGCGCTCCAGGCGACCCTGCCGCTGATCGAGGCGTTCACGGCGCTGGTCCGGTTCCTGGCCCCCGCCCTCGGCCCGATCGCCGCCGCCATCCTGGCGATCGTCGCGGCGGTAAAGGTCTGGGCCGCCATCCAGGCCATTCTTGACATCGAACTGAGCCCGTTCACGGTGATAATCGTCGGCCTCATCGCCGTCGTCGCCGGCCTCGGCCTCGTGGTCTATGAGGTCATAAAGCACTGGCGGTTCTTTGCGGCGGTCATCACCGGGATCGCCCGCTCGGTGTTCAGCTTCCTGAATACGACCTGGGCCGGGATCAGGATCGCCGTTACGGCGGTGTGGCGGTGGGTCGTCGCGTTCACGACGGCGGAATGGCGCGGCTGGGCGATCATCATCCGGACCGTCGTCGGCGCGGTCTCCGGGTTCCTGTCCCACGCCTGGGACACGATCAGGAACGCCCTCGGCGCGGTGTGGCGGTGGGTCAGCCAGCAGACCCGGGCCGTGTGGACCGGCTGGGGCATCATCATCCGGGGCGCGGTCGGCGGAGTCGCCCGGTTCCTGTCCGGGGCGTGGGACACGATCAAGAACGCCCTCGGGGCGGCGTGGCGGTGGATCACCCGGCAGACGACGACGGTATGGCGCGGCTGGGGCATTATCATCCGGGACGCGGTTGGCGCCGTCGTCGGCATCGTGACCAACGGGTTCAACTCGATCCGGGGCGCGATCGGCGGCGCCCTGACCCGGGCCACCCGCACGATTACCGGCTGGGCGTCCTCGCTGACCGCGCTGGGCCGCTCCGCGATCACCAACCTGCTCTCCGGGATCAGCTCGGCCATCGCCGGGATCGGCGGCTGGATCAAATCCCACGTCGTTGACCCGGTAGTCAACGCGGTAAAGCACTGGTTTGGGATTCACTCGCCGTCCTCGGTAATGGCCGAAGTCGGGCACAACGTCACGGCCGGGTTTATCGAGGGCATCGTCTCGGCGAACCCGATCAGCATCGCCAAGAAGGTATTCGGCGGCCTCCCCGCCGCCCTCGGCGGACTGCTCGGCAAGGGGCTAGTCGCTATCGAGGCGCTGCCCGGCAAGGCCATCTCCGCGCTCGCCAGCCTCGGCGGGAAGCTCGGCGGAATCCTCGGCAAGGTCGGCGGGTTCTTTGGCGGCCTGTTCGGCGGCGGCGGGTCGCCCGGCGTCGCCCACTGGTCCGGGCTGGTCTCCGCCGTCCTGTCGATGCTCGGCCTCCCGGCGGCCTACCTCGGCCCCTGGCTGACCCAGATGAACACCGAGTCGGGCGGGAACCCGAACGCGATCAACCTGACCGACTCCAACGCGCAGGCCGGGCACCCCTCCCAAGGGCTACTCCAGACGATCCCGTCCACGTTCGCGGCCTACGCCGGGCCGTTCGCCAGGCGGGGCATCACCGACCCGCTCGCCAATATCTACGCCGCGATCAACTACGCGCTCCACCGCTACGGCCGGGCCGGGATGCTCGGCGTCATCGGGCACGGCCACGGCTACGCCCGGGGCGGCATCCTCCGCGAACCGGTGATGGGGTTCGGCCTCAACTCCGGGGCGCCCTACGCCTTTGGTGAAAACGCCCCCCGCGTCCCCGAGGCATGGTCTCCGCTGCGCGGCCCGGCGCCCCAGCTCGGCGGCGGCGCCCGCGCCTACGTGATCAACGTCTACCCCCAGCGCGGCCAGTCCGAGACCGAGATAGCGGCGGCGGTCTCCCGGCGCCTGAACTGGGCCGAAGCAACCGGGATGGCCTAGCAGTGATCACCAACCAGGAAGGGCCCGACGATGGCTAACAACCCATTTCTCGCCGACGCGGCAGCTAAGGCCGCCGCTGATGCGGTCTGCGCATTGTGCAACGGCGGGACGATCCAGATCAGAACCGGCAGCCAGCCCGCGAACGCGAACGCCGCCGCGACCGGCACCCTGCTCGTGACGCTGACGTTCGCCGCGACAGCGTTCGGCGCGGCCTCGGCGTCCGGCGTCGCGACGGCCAACGCGATCGGCTCGGCGAACGCCGTGGCGGGCGGGACCGCGACCTGGATGCGCGCGTTCAAGTCCGACGGCACGACGGCGGTCTGGGACGGCTCGGTCGGGACCTCCGCCGCCGACCTCGTGCTGTCCTCGGTCGCGATCGTGTCCGGCGGCAACGTCGCGGTCTCCAGCCTGACCTACACCCAGACCGAGTAGCCCGGGAGGGCCCAGCGGTGGCTAACGCCTCGGTATTCGAGGTCTGCTCCGGTTCGCAGCCCGCGAGCGCGGCGGCCAGCATCATCGTCGGCGTCGGCTCGGTCGATACGTCGATGACGGGCGGCACCGGCCAGTACCGGCTGCCCCAGGTCGGCGACCTCGTGGTCGTGTTCATCGGCTCGGACAACACCTCGGGCTCGCCGACCGGCGTCCAGGATTCCAAGGGGAACACCTGGACGTCGATCCAGACCCAGACCGGGGCGGTCAACCAGCAGTTCAAGGTCATGGCGACCATCGTGGCCGCCGGGAAGGCGATGACCGGCACCGACACGATCACCGGCCTGTTCGCCTCCAGCTCCGGGTCGCACCATCTCATCGCCAAGGCCATCATCGGGCCGTCGTCGGTCAGCGCGTTCAACCAGGCGACGGCGCAGGGATCGGGCGGCGGCACATGGTCCTCGGGGCCGTCCGGCGCGGTCTCCGGAACCAAGGTGCTCGCCGGCGTGCTCCAGAACGCCAACGCGGGCGGCGCGCCGACCGCGCTCACGTTCGACGCCGCTAACGCGACCTACACGCACGCGCCGTCCGGGCACTGGTCCGTGTTCATGGTGGACACCGACCCGCCCGCCGCCGGCGAGGCCGCAGGCGGCACGACCGCCTCGGGCACCTGGGCGGCGGGCATTTTCGGGTGGGACGCGCCGGCCCCGGTTACCGGTACGGGCGCGGTCAAGGCCAAGAAGATCGCGCTGGCCGGGACCGCCGGCTACATCGCGCCGACGACCGGGACCGGCGCCGTCCAGGCCAAGAAGGCTGCGCTGGCCGGCGCCGCGACCTACACCGACCCGGTAACCGGCACCGGGACGGTCGCCGCCAAGAAGGCCGCCCTGGCTGCCACAGCCACCTACACCGCCCCGGCGACCGGCACCGGGGCGATCGTCGCCAAGAAGATCACGCTGGCCGGGGCAGGCACCTACACGCCGCCGCCGGTCACCGGGACCGGCGCCGTCCACGCCAAGAAGATCGCCCTGTCCGGCGCGGCGACCTACACGGCCCCGGTCACCGGGACCGGCGCGGTCCACGCCAAGAAGATCGCGCTGGCCGGCCTCGGGTCCTACGGCGTCACCCCGGTTACCGGGACCGGGACGGTCACGGCCAAGAAGATCGCGCTGGCCGGGACCGGCGCCCTCACGGCGGCGGTCACCGGGACCGCGACGTTCACCGCCAAGAAGATCGCCCTGGCCGGGTCCGGCACCTACGGCGGAATCCTCGGCCCGGTGACCGGCACCGGCACGATCACCGCCAAGAAGATCCGGCTGGCCGGCGCGGGCGAGGCGACGGCGCCGCCGCTGACCCCGCCCCCGGTCCTGTTCGGCGCCGCCGCGCCGACACTGGTCCCGATTGTGTGGGACCGCCTGAGCCTGAACGACGGCGACCGCGACGACGGGCTGACCACGGTGGTTACCAGCGTGGATGGCTGGTACGGCTCGCCCCCGGTGGACGGCCACGACCTAACCCGGGCGCTGACGGACGGCGCCGTGCGCGGCACGAAGATCGTCGCACCCCGGACGGTAGCGATCACCGGGGCGGCGGCCGGCCCGCGTGCGCTGACCCTGTGGTTCGCGCGGGCGCTGTCCGCGCAGGCGGTCAGCAGCCAGCCCGCCTCGCTGACGATCCTGGAGGACGACGGCACCGACCAGCCCCGGTCGCTGACCGCCTCGGTGCGGGCCGACACCGACCCGATGCAAATGGCCTGGACGGGCCGGACGTACTTCACTTACCAGTTGGTCCTGACGGCCATCGACCCGCGTCTCTACAGCACCGAGCTGCAAGCCCATACCCTCTTCCCGCTGGCCTCGGGTGTGGTCACCGGCCGGATCTACCCCTGGACGCCGCCCCGGCAGTACCCCGGCGCAACCCTGTCCAACGCGATCCGCATGATCAACGCCGGCTCCCGGCCCGCGCCGGTTCAGCTCAGCTACTTCGGCGACCTGTCGGAATCACGGCTGACCGATGGCGTCTCGACCCTGCACCTGGCCGCGATCGGCGCGGGCCAGCAGATCAACGTCAACTCCGAGACGCTGGTCGCGGCGACGCCGAGCGGGGCGAGCCGCCAGAGCTACGTGATGGCCGGGACGACGCCGCTGGTCGTGCTGCCGTTCAGCGATACCGTGTGGTCGCTGTACGGGACCGGCGCCGGTTACCTGACGCTGGCCTACCGGGAGTCCTGGGCATGACCACGCCGATGCCCGACTGGACGTTCTGGGCCGACGCCTCGACCGGATCGCACAAGGCGTTCGGCCAGCTCTCGGTCATCGGGTTCACCTGCAACTGGGTGCTGTCGGACTTCGGGTCAGCGGAGGCCGTTATCCCGGTGGCGCATAGCGCGCTATCCCGCGCCGACCTGCTGGGGTTCTACAAGTGGCGGCTGTGGGCGCTGTACCGGGGCGTCCCGGTCTGGGGCGGCCTGGCGACCGGGCTGCTCGACGACGGTGGCGACGCGGTAACCGTGTCGCTGACCGAGCTGCCCGGCTACCTGGCGCGGAAGGTATGGGCGCAGCAGGTCGTCTATGGCGCGGTCGATCAGAGCGCTATCGCGTCGGACGTCGCGGCGCGGCTCGACAACGTAGGCGTACCCCGGCTGATCACCACCAGCGGCAGCGCGCGGAACCGGCCGCAGACCATCGCGTTTCTCGACGGGCCGACGCGGGGCGACCTGCTGCGCGGCCTGGCGCAGCTCAGCGGCGGCATCCAGTTCCGCTCGGAATACAGCCTGTCCTCCGCCAGCCTGCCGGTCTGCACCCTGCACATCGACCGCTACCAGGTAGGCCAGTCCGGCTCCGGGCTCGCCCTCCAGGTCCCCGGCGGCGCCGTGTCCTTCCAGGCGCAGTGGGGTTCGGACCTCATGCGGACCCGCACCCTCGCGGTCGGCGGCGTCGAGAACGTCAGCACGCCGCCCATGCCCGCGACAGCCATCCCCGCGTTCAACAACAGCAGCCAGCCGGTAAAGGTCACGATCAGCGACGCCAAGAACGTCACGTCAGTACAGGTCGCCGCGCCCGCCTCCAACTCCAACGAGGTCGGTACGGGCGGCGGCACCTACACGGTCCCGCCGGGCGGTTCCATCTACCTGCTCTACACCGTGCCGAGCGGCGCCAGCGCGCCGAACTGGGCGTGGGCCACAGCGCTGCCGCACAGCCCGGTCGGCGTGGCCGACCTGCCGCAGGCTGGGGTGCCGAACCTCGACTATGTAGACGACCATCCACGGATCTTTGAGACCGGGCCGCTGACCGACCGGGCGAACACCGCCGCCTCGGTGTACGCCGGGCCGTCCGTGGCGATCACGGCGGTCAGCCCGGTCAGCCGGCCCGCGCTGGGCACCTACGGGGTGGGCGATGACGTCAGCGTCGCCCTGGCCGACCCGCTGCTGCCGGCCGGGTGGGTGACCATCGGGACGCTGACCCGCATCGAGGCCGACGCCGTAGCGGGCACCGTCACCTGGACGGTAGCGATCACCGCGCCCGCTCCCCGGCCGGGCCGGACCCTGACCGGGCGGCTGGGCCGCCTGGAGCGCAAGGTCGCCGGCATGTTCCACACCACCGTTGAAGTGCCCCCCGGGATAGGTGAAACATGAGCCCGACCGTAACGAATGACGCCCCGTCCCTGCTGGCCGTCCCCGCCCCGGGGATTCTGGCCTGGGGGCAGTCCGGCAGCTACAACGGCGTGGACGACCGCGAGGTAATCCTCGCCCTGTACGCCTCGGGCCGGGGCCAGCCCCGGGGCGGTCTGGTGATCGCGCCGACCCTCGTGGCCGGTTCCGCGCTGTCGTTCACCATCGGGCCGTGGGCGGCGGTCGTGGACTGCGGCGACGGCACCAAGGCGGTGATCGGCTCACGGTCCACAACCTCCATCGACATCAGCGCGGGCGGCGGCAGCGCACGCGCCGACGTGCTGTGGGCCGACATCAACCCGGACGCGGCGACCTACCAGGTTTCGATCATCACCGAGGCCGCGATAACGGGCCGGACCGGCGTGTACCTCGGCCTGATCCTCGTGCCCGCCGGGGCGGGCACCTCGGCGGCGTGCGACCCGCACCCGGCGAACGCGCGGGTGCTGGGCATGGGCAAGGCGACGTTCCCCGAGACCAACGGCAACAAGCTCAGCACCACGACGCACGCCCAGTACACGATCCCCGCCTACGACGCCGAGGTCGGCGCGGTCTACCAGCTTGAGCTGTGGGGCAGCGGCGTGAACGGGGCGTCCGGGACGCGGGCGCTGATCTTCAACGCGACGGTCGGCACGACCACATCGTCAGAGAGCATCACCATCGGGTCCAGCGCGTTCGCCGGGTTCAACGCGGCCGGGTTCCGCTGCCAGGTACGGCTGCGGCTGATCTGCAAGTCGGTCGGGGCGTCCGCGACCTGGGTGATCGAGATGGATGCGCTGATGGCCGTGACGGCGGTCAACGTCTCCCCGCAGAACACCAACTTCGCGGCGGCGGTCGTGGCCAACCCGGGCTCCAATGTGATCACCCAGGACAGCACCCGCGACTTCGCGATCACGATCAATAGCCAGTGGGCGACCGGCCCCGACTCCGCCACCTACGTCGCCAAGGTCGCGCAGGCCGGGCGGGTCGCGTGACCCTCTCAGACTGGCTCGCCGTCCTCGCCGACGTCGCGAGCGTGACCGCGTTCGCCCTGGTCTGGCTAGTCCGCCGCGACGTGAAGCGGCAGAACGGGAGGCACGACGATGAACCGCCTACGTGAGCTGCTCGCCGAGTGGCGCGACCGCCGCGACTGGCGGGCCCGGCGCGGCCGGTTCGCCGGCCTCGACCGCGACGCCCCCGGCCGCCGCCAGATCCGGCCTGTACCGGAACCGCCGGTAGAACGGCAGACCCACCGGCCCGGCCACGCCGAGCGGGGCGACGCCTGATGGCCCTCAAGCGCAAGTGGATACCCTCGCCGTGCTACTCCAGCCGGGGCGGCGCCGGCGTGCGTCTCATCGTGGTACACACCGCCGAGGGCGCGCGGACGATCGAGGATCTAGGCGCGTTCTTTGCCAACTCCGCGAACGGCGTGTCCAGCCACACCGGGGCCGACGACCAGCCCGGGATCGTCGGCGAGTACGTCACCCGGGGCAATAAGGCGTGGACCGCAGCTAACGCCAACCCGGTCGCCGTCCAGCTTGAGCTGTGCGGGTTCGCCTCGTGGACCGAGCAGACCTGGCGCCAGCAGCACCCGAACATGCTCGCCAACTGCGCGGCCTGGATCGCCGAGGAAGCAGCCCACTACGGCATCCCCCTCGACGCCCTGACCGCCGGGCAGGCGCAGGGCTCCGGGCGAGGCGAATGCCAGCACATCGACCTGGGCTCCTGGGGCGGCGGTCACGTCGATTGCGGCCCCGGGTTCCCGTTCGGATACGTCCTCGACCTGGCCCGGAACGGCGGCGCCGCGCCGCCCCCGGCCCCAAAGGAGACCGAAGAGATGATCTACCTGGAGTTTGACGACGGCGGGTCAGCGAGCCTGGCGTTCACCAACCTGGAAGCGGACGGCGACCATCGCGTCCGGGTGTTCTGCACCCGGACCGCCGAGGTCGAGATTGACCTCCGGACCGAGACCGCGACCGTGGCCCTCGGCTGGGACGCTGGGCCCCAAGGGCTCAAGATCCCCAAGGACGTCAAGGCCGGCGCGGTCCGGATCGTGAAAAAGCCCGGTTACGGCGCCCGGATCGCCTACACGGTCTCCAAGAGTTCCTGACGGCTGCACGATCGCCGCTACCGGCCGCGCCCGGCCGGCCTATCCGGTTACTCCCGGAGACAGCCGGACGGCCCGGAGGGCGAACCTCCGGGCCGCCGTCCCGGCCGCGCCGGGCTCCGCGTTCCGGCTACCGTCCGGCCGGTCTCCGGTCCGCGACCGATAGCTGACCGGCGAGGCCGTCCGGCCGGCTATCGACTAGGCGGGTGGTTCCGCGCCGGGCCCAGACGCGGCGCGGGCCGCTCGGTCCGCTCGCCGCCTCCGCGACACACTCGCCGAAGGTCCACCCGGGATACCTCGCCGCGACAAAGGCCAGGTCCGCCGGCAGCGGTTCGTCTAACGTCGTCACGGCCTACCTCCCTGGGCTAGGAACTCTGCATACTCCGCCTGGAGCTGCGCCGGGTAGTACACGCCCCCGCTCGGCGTACGGTAGCTGATCCCCCGGTCGTCGGCGTAGCGGCGCATCCCCGCGTTATAGGCGGTCGGCGCCCGGCCCGCCGACGACGACGACGGCGGCGGCGCCGGGCGCGGGGCCGGCTGTTCCGGCGCCGACCCGGCCGCGAAGTACGGGGCGAGGTAGTCGGCCAGCTCCTTGATGTGCGCGTCGGTCAGGTCCAGCTCGACCGCATCGACGCCGAAGCGCAGCACGACCGACCGGTCGGCCTCGACCCGCTCGCCTCCCGCGTAGTCGAGGTCATCGAACATGAACACCTTGGTCTCTTTCACGCCCGCACCCCCGCCCCGAACGGGCAGGTGTGCTGCGCCGGCGGCAGGCCGTCCGCCGCGCTACCGGGACAGCTAGCGTTGGCGCACTGGATCGCCCGCCCGTCCTGGGTGACGTGGGGAACCACCACCCTCGCCGCCGGGACCGGCCTGGGCTCACTCTCCAGCAGCGTCGCGAGGACCCTCAGCGGGACGCTCTCCAGATGGGCTATCCACCCGTCGCCGGTCCGCCGGTCGTACACGTAGATACTGATCTTGTGGTCGATCCGGGTCACGACCCGGATATTGTCGCGGACCCACCAGGAACGCTCATCTGCGTGCCGGGTAAACCCGTGTTCGCCCAGGTAGCGGGCGACCTCGACGGGCCGCGCGGCCTCGCTTACTAGGTCGGTCATTACGGTCGGTCTCCGTTTCGTTTCGGTCGGTTAGTCCGATACGGAAGTCTACGCCGGGCTATTACCGACCGTAGCTGAACGGAAACGCCTAAAGTAGTGGCTATGCCGATAGACCGCGACGGCCCAGAGCCGATATACCAGCAGATCGCCGCCGAGCTGCGCGCCGGGATCGCCGCCGGGCGCTGGGACGCCGGCCGGCGAATCCCGTCCGAAACAGAGCTGATGAGCACCTACGGCGTCGCCCGGCTGACCGCCCGCAACGCCGTCCGCCTCCTGGCCCGCGAGGGCGCCGTGCAGATCGTCAAGGGCCGGGGCGCGTTCGTCGCCCAGGCGGCGTGATCCTCCCGCCCGGCTGGCCCAAGCTAGTCGGTATCGAACTGGCCGAACCGGCGACGGCCGGCGGCCTCACAGCCGACGACCCGCCGCTCTGGCGGGTCCGGGTCCGCGTCGAGGTCAACGGGCAAGAGGCCGCCGCCTGGTATGAGTTCACCGCCGAGCAGCCCGCCCGCGACCTGATCACGATCGCCGAGACCGCCCCGGATACGGTCGCCGTCATGGCCGCCGACCTGATCACGCACAGCCCCGCCCGCGCGGCGCGCGGCCTACGGATAGTCGATGAACGGTACTGGAGAGGCCGGTGAGCGGCGCCGAGGTCGGCCTCGGCCCATGCTTCATACACGGCGGGCGGTTTGAGTTCGACCCCGCGACGGTTGTTGTCGCATGGGTCGCCGAGCGGGCCGGCAAGCTAGCCGGCGTCGAACCCGGCGACCCCGGCGCGCGGCAGGTCCAGATATGCGACGAATGCGTCCCCAAACTCAACGCCGCGCGGACCGCGCTTGGTCAGCCGGCCGTCGAGACCGCAGCCGACTACGGTCGCCGGCGCGGTTCGACGTGGCCCCCGTCTAGGTCCTAATTAACACGCACCGTTCCGAGCGGTCCAATTAGGTCCAAGACTAGGGTAGGCTAGCGGCGTACGCCGCTAACCGAAGGGAACCACCGACATGACCGCCACGACCGCCGACCTCCGCCCCGGGATCTATACCTGGGACGGCTCGGCCTGGACGCCCGCCCCGAACTGGACCCACCCCGGCGAGCCGACCCGCCTCGGCTACGCCCGGGTATCGACCGACGATCAGAACCTCCACGCGCAGGCCGACCGGCTCGCCGGCGAGGTAGACGTCCTGTTCGCCGACAAGGCGAGCGGCGCGAAGGCCAAGCGCCCGTACTGGGACCGGCTGCTCGCCGAGGTCGCCGCCGAGGACGCCCTCATCGTGATCAAGCTCGACCGGATGGGCCGGTCGGTCAAGAACCTCGGCGAGGTCGCCGCGCTGCTCGACGACCGCCGCGCCGATCTGGTCGTCATCGACCAGAAGATCGACACCCGGTCGTCTATCGGCCGGTTCGTGTTCTGGATGCTCGCCGCGATCGCCCAGTTTGAGCGGGACCTGATCATCGAACGGACCCGCGACGGACAGGACACGGTTCGCCGGGCCGGGAACCTCCGCCGGTCGAACGGCGGCGCCGCCCCGCTCCTGGGCTACCGCGACGGGCCCGGCGACGACTGGGAGACCGACCCCGAGGCCGCCGCCGTCCTCCGCGACGTCGCCGCCCGCCTCCTGCGGGGCGAGACCCTAGACGCCGCGTTTGCCGAGCAGCCCGAACTGACCGACGCCCTCGGCCGGCCGGTCTCCGCGCGGAACGTCCGCGCCGCCCTCATGCGGCCCGCGACCGCCGGGCTCATCACCGGGCGCGACGGCGAGATATTCGGCCCGTCCGGGATCGACGGCCCGCCCCTCGACCTCGCGACGTTCTACGCCGTCGCCGACCTGTTTGAGGGCCGCAAGACCGGCCGCCAGACTTCCGAGCGGTTCCCGCTCGGCAAGATCCTCGCCTGCGGGAAGTGCGGCAACCAGCTAACCGGCGGGACGTCCTACTGGCCGCGCGGGTCCAAGACGCCGATCTACGGCTGCCGGACCCCGCACGTCATCCGGCCCGGTGTGAAGCAGGAGCCCTGTAAGGGCGTTTCGATCGTCGCCGACGACCTGCACGCCGTCGTCCGCGCCGCCGTCGAGGGCTGGGCCGCGACCTCGCCCGCGTACGCCGCCGCGAGCGGGCGGCAGGCCGAGCTGACCGGCCGCTCCGCCGGGCTGGAGACCGAACTCGCCGCCGTCCGCGACCGGATCGCCGACTGGTCCGACAAGCTAGACGCCGGCGACGTAACCGCCGACCGCTACAGCGAGGCGATGACCCGCCTCCGGGCCCGCCGCGCCGGCCTCTCCGCCGAGCTGGCCGCGCTCTCCGCCGAGGCCGCGCACCCGCTCCCGGCGTCGATCGACTGGGAAGAGATGACCGGCGACGAACAGCGCCGCCTAACCGCCGAAGCGCTCGTGACGCCGATCCGGGTACTGCCCGGGAACGGCGGCGCCCGGCCGCTCGGCGCCGACCTCCGCGTCCTGGTCGAACGGCGCGGCGCCGAGGCCGCTTGACCGTTCGATTACCTCCGCTTTACCTCCCCGGGGCCCGTCGCGGCCCCGGGGAATTTTTTTTTTCGGCAATGTCCCGGCCCTCTCGGGGCCACGGCTCGCCCTCTCCGGGCCGTTAGTGGCGCTAACCGTGCCACGTATGGCACGAATAGGGCCACCGTCAGTAATGGGCCTGTAACGGCCGGTATTGACTTGGAAACGGCCAGGGTTGATCTTGGTTACGGCTCAGCAAACTGGGGTAGGCAGCCTAACGGCCGGCGCGTCGTAGGGCCCTGAACCCCTACGCCGCCCCGGAGGGGAAAACTGGATGGCTGGTTACCGCGCAAGGCCAAACATCATCCTGCGACGGGCCCTCGACCACGGAATAAGGCCGACCCCCCTCGCCATCGCCCGCTCTACTGGCATCCCCGTCCGCACCATCTCCCGGGCGCTGAACGGCGACCCGGTATCAGCACGCACGATGTCACGTCTCGCCGAAGCGTTCGCGACCGGGCTCGATGATCTATTTGAGCCCACTGAGCCCGGAACGGCTCCCGCGTCCTCGCTTCGCGAGGTGCAGTGACACGGCCGGACGACGACGCACTCAGCCAGATCAGAGACAAGATCGCCGGGCAGACCTCGCCCGCCGAGACTGAGGCGCCGCCGGACCCCGAGACCGTCAGCCGCATCGCCGCGATCCTCGCCGGCCCGCGACTCCGCCGGGCCCGCCAGATCGCCCGCCGGCTCACCGCCGATATGCCGCGACGGGACGGCCCGTGATGGCCCGCCCCCGGCTGCTGGATCTGTTCTGCGGGCAGGGCGGCGCCGCCCAGGGTTACTACCTCGCCGGGTTCGATGTCGTCGGCCTGGACGCCGTAGCCCAGCCGCGCTACCCGTTTGAGTTCCACCAGGGCGACGCCCTCGACCTCGCCGACTGGCCGCCGGGCCGGTTCGACGCGATCCACGCCTCCCCGGTCTGCAAGGGCTACTCCAAATCGTCGGCGTCCTGGCGGAAGGCCGGCCGCGAGTACCCCAACCAGATCCCCGCGACCCGCCGCGCGCTACGCCTCGCCGGCGTCCCCTGGGTGATCGAGAATGTCCCCGGCGCGCCGCTCCGCCCCGACTTCCAGCTCTGCGGCTGCCTGTTCGGCCTCGCGATCGCCGAGGGCTACCTAGTCCGCGAACGCTGGTTTGAGACCTCCTGGCGAGGGTTCGACCTCCGCGCGCCGTGCTACCACTCCGGGACCGGGGCGATCAGCATCGCCGGGCACGGCGTCGCTACGTGGTCGAGGGCGACGGTCGGCCCGGTCAAGCTCGCCGAGCGGCGGCGGCTGATGGGCTGCGAGTGGATGGACCGCAACGGCCTCGGCGAGGCGATCCCCCCGGCCTACACCGAATACCTCGGCGCCCGGCTGCTAGAGCAGGTCGAGGTCGCGGCATGACGCTGCTGCGGCGCAACCACGGGCGGAACCATTCCTACTGGGCGGACGGGATCAAGCTGCCCGGCGTCACGACGATCCTCCAGCAGGCGCCCAAGCCCGCGCTCGTGGAATGGGCCGGGAACGTTACCGCCGAGTACGCCCTCGACCACTGGGACGAACTAGGCGAGCTGAAACCCTCGGCCCGGCTCGCCCGGCTCCGCCGCGCCCGGTTTGAGGACCGCGACACCGCCGCCCGCCGGGGCACCCAGGTCCACGGCCTCGCCGAGCACCTAGCGGCCGGCCGCGAGGTCGAGGTCCCCGAAGCGCTCGCCGGCCACGTCGAGAGCTACGTCAAGTTCCTGGACCGGTTCGACCCGGACCCGATCGCGATTGAGCTGGTCGTCGCCAACCGCGAGGTCGGATACTGCGGGACCGCCGACCTGGTAGCGCACATGCTCGGCGCCGTCTGGCTGATCGACATCAAGACGTCGCGGTCAGGGATCTTCCCCGAGACCGCGCTCCAGGTCTGCGCCTACGCCCGCGCCGAGACGTACACGACGGCCGGCCGGGACGGCGCCGAGGACCCGCTCGCCGGCCTCGGCATCGAACGGTGCGCCGCCCTGCACGTACGCGGCGACGGTTACGACCTCCGCCCGGTCGAGACCGACGCCGACGTCTGGGACACCTTCCAGCACCTTGCCTGGCTGCACCACCACAAGGACGAACCGGCCTCGTGGGTCGGCGACGCGATCGAACCCCTGCGGGTCGCCTAACAGCAAGCCGGGCCGCGCCCGACCTTCCCCGATCGGAACGCGGCCCGCCTCATACAACCGAGTGGACTAACCAACCGGAGGATACCAGTGACTACCGCCCTCGACCTGGCGCCGGGGCGATCGCTCGCCGACTGGTCCGCCGAAGCTGAGGCCGCCGCCGGGATCGCGCGGGCGCTGGCCGGGACCGCGTTCATCCCCGACTCGCTGAAGATCATCAGCAATCACGGCCTCGACGTGGACGCGACCGTCGCCCAGGTCGCCGCCGCCCTGCTGACCGGCCAGGAACTAGGGCTATCGCCGATGGCCTCGCTCCGGTCGATCGACGTGATACCGCCCGGCTCCGGGGCGCCCGCCCTGCGCGCCGCCGCGCTGCGCGGGCTGCTCCAGCACCACGGCCACGAGATTTGGGTGGTCGAATCGACCGACACCCGGGCCGTCGTACGCGGGCGCCGGGCTGGCTCTGACATCGTGCAGGAGTCGGTCTGGACGTTCGACCGGGCCAAGAAAATGGACCTGCGCGGGTTCAACGACCCGCGCGGCTCGTGGCGGCGCCAGCCCGCCGCGATGCTCGTGGCACGCGCGACCGCCGAGTGTGCCCGGTGGATCGCCAGTGACGTGCTGCTCGGCCTGCCCTACATCTCGGAAGAGATTGCCGAGCAACCCGAGGACGGGGCCCGGGAGCCGATCCCACCCGGGCCCCAAGGCGACGCGGCAGCATCCCCCCCGGCCGTAGCAGCCGGGCCGCGTCGCCGAGCTGCCCGGCGCAGTCCGAGCCAAGCTCCTGCGCCGGGCAGCGCCCGCCCGGCCGCTCTCATGCCGCCTACGCCAGCGGCGGCCACCCCGGATGAGAGCGCGCCGGGCACCCCCGACCCGCCGCCGCCGATCAGTGACGCACAGCGGGCCGCGCTCTGGGCGTCGATGCGCCGCCTCGGGATCAGCGACCGCGCCGAAGCGCTCGCCACGGTCTCCGGGTGGGTCGGCCGGGACATCAGCTCATCGAACCAACTGACCGAGGGCGAAGCCAGCGACGCGCTGACCGCCGCCGCCGCCGCCGAGGCGAGGGCCGCCGTGCAGGCCGGCCAGGACGCCGAGGCCGAAGCAGCCCAGGAGGATGCCGATGAGCCCGCCTAGATCCCGCCGGCCGGCCCGGCCGCGCACCGAGCGGATAGCTGCCGCCGCCGAACCGCTCCGGGCGCTGCCCGGCCAGCCCGACGCCGAACCCGAACCAGCCGACCCGATCGCCCGGCGCGGCGCGCAGCTCGACGCCGCCTACCGGGTACTGGACGCCGACCTCGACCGGATCTGGCGCGACTACAACGAATCGCAGGGCGCGGCCTGGACGCTGGCGCAGACCCGGATAGACGACGCCGCCCGGCACTACGCCGCCCGGGTCGCGATGATCCGGGAACCGACGCCATGATCCCCTGGCGCTGGGCCGCCGCCGCCGGGTGGGCGATCCTGCTGACCGGCCTCGCCCTGATGTGGTTCGGCCCGTTCTGGACCGGCCTCGGCCTGTTCGCCGGCGGCGCCCTGATCCGCTGGCGGGCCGCCCAATGATCAGCTACGAACGGGCCGTAGCCGGCGCGCTGGACGACCGGGCCCGCACCCGGCTCCTGCTCCGCTGGGAGGCCGTCAACCCGCACCTAGCCGGCGCGCACGTCGCCGACGTCCTGGAAATGCTCGACGGCGCCGACTCAGACCTCGACCTCATCGAGGCCGTCCTGCCCGGAGTCTGGCCCCGCCACCCGGCCGCCGGGCTCGCCGCCCGCGCGCTGATCTGGGGCCGCCCCTGGGGCGCCCTGCGCAACCTCGACCCGGGCGACCTCGCCCGCCTACTCGCCGAAGTGGAGACCTGACCATGCCCCGACAACTGCCCTCGGCGCCCCGCGTGTGGGTGACCGTCAGCCAGGAGACCATCGACGCCGCCTGCGAGGCCGACTCCGGTCACTGCATGATCGCCGACGCCATGACCGCCAGCATCCCGGCCGCCTCCCGGACGTCCGCCGACCTCGCCACGCTCCGGTTCACCGACAAGGACAAGGGACTGCGCTACGTCTACCTGACGCCCCGCTGGGTTCAGGAGGCGCTGCTCCGGTTCGATATGGGCGACCGGCCCAAGCCGTTCCGGTTCCAGCTCCGCAACGGCACGACGGTCCGGTCCGGCGGCCGGGGCACCGGGGCGAGGCACGCCGCCCGGCCGCCCGCCGCGACCCTGGTCCAGGTCAGCGACAGCGGCATCCCCGAGGTCCGGGGCGGGTCCGCCCCGCCGATGGGCGCCCTCGCCGGCGGGTCGATCGGCTCGGTGTCCAAGTCGCGGCGCCGCACGTTCGGGCTCCGCGCTATGGACCGCTACGTCAGCACCCGGGCAGCCGAGGCCGCCCTCGCCGAGCGGGGCGCCCGCGATGCCCTCGCCTGAGCCCGGCCGGATCGCCCGGCTCCCGCACGACAAGCACGGCCGGCCCGTTCCGTGGTTCGTCGCCTGGATCGACGGCGCGCCCGACTTCCGCATCGTCAAGCCCGGCGGCGTCGCGGCGGCGGTCGCGCTGCGGCTCTGCTGGGTGTGCGGCGTCAAGTTCCAGCGCCAGGAGCACCGGGCGTTCACGATCGGCCCGATGTGTACGGTCAACCGGACGTCCTCGGAACCGCCCGCCCACGCCGAGTGCGCCGAGTGGTCCGCGCTCAACTGCCCGTTCCTGACCCGCCCGTCGATGGTCCGCCGCGAGCGGCATCTCCCCGAAGGATCGACCCCGCCGGCCGGGATCATGCTGGCCCGCAACCCGGGCGTGACCGCCGTCTGGACGACCCGCTATAACACCTGGTCCACCTTCCAGGTCCGCGACGGGAAGGGTGGCGCGCGGGGCGGCGTCCTGTTCGACATCGGCCCGCCCGAATGGGTCGAATGGTTCGCCGAGGGCCGCAAGGCGACCCGGCCCGAAGTCCTCGCGTCGATCCGGTCCGGCACGCCGACCCTCGCCGGCCTCGCGGAGGAACAGGACGGCGAGGCCGGCCTCGACCGGCTCGCCGAAATGCTCGCCGCCGCGATCGCGCTGGTGCCGGTCCTGTGACCGCCGACTTCATCCGGGCGACGTTCTGGGCGCAGGTGGAGGCCAGTTGGGTGTCGTGGTACTCGCCGCCGCGCCTGCGGAGCATCCATGTCCGCAAGATCACCCAGCGGCGGCCGGGCTATCCGGCGCCGGGCACGGTGCTGGTCAAGCTGACCGTCGGAATCCCCCGGGGAGCGTTCGTGCCGGTCGTGCTGGAGGCCAGCGCCGACGCGGGCGATGGGCAGTTTGAGGTCGTGCCCGCGATGCTGGAAGCGGAGCCGCTGTGACCCTCTATGAGCGGGGCGGGTACTACGAACGCAAGACCGCCGAGCTGTTCCGCGCCGAGGGCTACCGCTGCTGGCAGTCGCGCGGGTCGCGCGGGTTCGCCGACGTCCTCGCGATCAAGCCGGGGCAGATCGTCCTGATCCAGGTCAAGAGCGGCACCAAGGAGATTAGCGGCGCCGAGTGGACCGGGCTGTGGCAGCTCGCCGCCGAGCTGGGCTCCGTGCCCGTCGTCGCCCACTGGGAGGTGCGCCGCCCGGTCGTCCTGACCCGGATCACCGGGCCCGCCACGGCGCGGCTCCGGTCGCAGTGGCCCGGCCGGCCGTTCGTGCTCGATGAGATTGACGCGGCGGTCCGCAGGCACCCGGCGGGCGGCGTCCAGGCCGCGCCCCGCAGCCCGGAGAGCTGGCCGCCGTGACGTTCTACGCCCCGGCCGCGCGGGCGGTCACCGTCCTGCACACAGCCGCGCCCGGCGACCCCGGCCGGACCCGATGCGGGCTGCCGATGGCTGTAGACGACCTGTGGATACCTGTGGACAAGCTCCCCGGCGACCGGCTCTGCCCGGCCTGCGCGGACGCCGCCGATCAGCAGCTAGAACTCTGGGGGAGGCCGTGACCCGGGCCCGCTACACGTACATCAAGGTCGATGACCAGCTACCGGAGAGTGACAAGCTGGATGGGTTGCCGGTACTCAGTCGGTTGGTACTGGAAGGGGCATTGGTCGAGTGCTGGGCTTACTGCCACCGTCAGCAGACGGATGGGTACATCGGTGGTGACCGATGGCACAAGCTCGGTAACGCCCTCGGCCGCCGCCTGATCCTTGAGCGGCGGTTCGCCGAACCCGTCGATGGCGGGTATCAGATGCGCAACTACCTGCGGCATAACAACTCCCGCCTCCAGATCGAGGCGATGGTTGAGCAGCGCCGTAAGGCCGGGGCGAAGGGTGGCGCGGCCAAGCAAACGGCTAGCGACTTGCTAAGCGAACCGTCAAGCAACCCGGGTAGCGGCTCGCTTAGCAACTCGGTACACGATAGAGATAGAGATAGAGATAAGACCCCCCTACCCCCCGCGCGGGGTGCTTCCGATCGCCCCGCGTCCGGCGCGGCGCCAAGGGGCGCCGGCCGCGCGGCTCCCGTCCCGAAGGCCGGCGACCGGCCGCCTCCGGTGTCCTCGCTGTGCCGCCGCTGCGGGTCCTCCCGGCACGGCACCCGCTACTGCCCGACCGCCGAGGACGGCGCCGGCCCCGACGCCCCGCCGCGCCCCCATCGGCGCCCGGACGACGGCGTAGCGAAGCGCGGCGCGGCCCGCGCCCGGGACCTGCTGGGCGTCCGGCGCCCGGACCCGCCGCCGGACCCGGCCGGGCCGCCGGATGACGCTGACGACATTCCATTCTGAATGGTGCCAGTTAGCCGGTTATCCCGCGCCGTAGGCGGATATATTCGACTAGGCGCGGCCCCGGCCTAACGGCGCCGCGCGGCCCGATGAGAGGACCACCGACCGATGCCACCCAAACTCGCCCTCGCTGCCGACCCGAGACTCGACCTCGACCAGTCGCCCGCCTACGCCAGCGACGCCGAAGCCCGCGACTGGCTCGAACACGTTGACGATGCTTTCCTGGCCTGCCGGGGCAACCATAACTTCCCGAAAATGCGGCTGACCGGCGGGAAACTCCCGGACGGGATAACCGCCCGCCGCCAAACCGACCGCAGTTATCAGATCACCGAGATATGCCCAGATTGCGGTGTAAAACGGACCTATTCGACCGTCCCTGACGGATGGCTCGGGACCAAGCACCACTACGTTTACGACTGGCCGGACGGCTACCGGATGCCCTACGGCGCGTCAGCGTTCATCTCCATCGCCGACTGCCGGGGCGAGCTGTGGCGCCGAATCCGCGAACAGCTCGACGCCGAGGACGACCGCCGCGCCGCCCGCCGCCGCCGCGCCCGCGCCAAGGCCGCGAACGGCGACTGATGGCCGACCACGACACGCGGCTCCGGTTCCGGCTCTTCGTGGCCGGCGAGATGGTCCGGGAAACCTGGATCGACGCCGCGAGTACCGGCGGCCAGCGGTCCGGGCTGATCACCGCCGCCGATCACATCACCCTGCGGAATAAGGCCGAAGCGGACGGCCAGCCGTGGATGGTCGAGGTATTCGACCCGGCCGCCGAGGACGGCTACCTGCGGTTCGGGACCGACCCGTCGCTGATGACCGACCCCCGGCCGCTCGCCGGCTGGTGGGTCGAACCGCACGATGACTGACGTCCCGGCGCCGGGCGCGATCGCCGCCGCCGTCCGCGCCGCCGTCCTCGGCGAGTTCCGCCGCGACTCGTGCATCGCCTCCGCGCGGGTCGCCATCGGCGTCTGCCGCTACTGGGGCATCCCGGCCCGGCCGCTCGCCGTCCGCGTCGCCGCCTACACCCGGATCGCCTGGGACCAGCGGGACGTCCTCGACGGCCTGCCCGCCGAGCTGTGGCCCGAAGGTGCCTGGGCGGTCGGGATCGCCGGCGGCCGGCACCGGCAAGGCCGCTGGAACGGGCACCTGGTCGCCCTCGCCGAGGTCCCGCCCGGAACCTGGCTGCTCGACCCGTCGCTGGATCAGCTCGCCCGCCCCGGGCGCGGCCTCGCCGTCGCCGCCGCCGCGTTCGCCCTCCCGCAAGGCTGGGACGGCGACCCCGCGTTTGAGCACGCCTGGGAGGCACCGGACGGCGGCCCGGTGATCATCTACGGGCCGCTGGACGACGACGGGTGGCGCGACTCGCCGAACTGGGCGAAGCAGGATCAGATCATCCGGCGGGTGACCGGCGCCGCGATCCGGGCGCTGGTCGAGAAATGACCGAGCGGGACCACCCGCTACGCGGCCTGCGGGTCGTCGCCTACATTGACGACCTGTCGATGACGATCCTGACCGGCATCCTGGTCTCGGTCGGCCTTGACGGCGAGGTCGCGATCCGGGGCGACGACGGCCAGGTCACCTACGGCTGGCCGTGCCTGGAGCTGCGGCTCGCCGCCGGCGCGCCCCGCTGGGAACCGGACCCCGAGGCCGACTGGCCCGATGGCCCGTCCTGGCCCGACGACCCGCCGGCCCGCCCGACCACCGACATCTACCTGCCCGGCGACGGGCCGTAGCGCGGGCTGCCCGCCTCTCCGCCCGGCCTGGGCACATTTCCCACGGACCACCAGTCCCAGGCTCCCCGCCCGGCAGCCTAACGGCGTGGCACACTAGGCCACATGGCAGCCCCGCCCGCCGGACTGCCCGGCGGCGCCCGCACGCCCGCCGGGCAGCCCCTACCGCCCGACCCCGGGCCGCCGCCGCCGCCCGCCGACCTCGCCGCCGTCGCCGCCTGGCTGGACGCGAACCTCCGCCGCGCCGCCGCCGCCGGCCGCGCCCGCGATGCCTAGGGCCGCGCCCCGCGCCTGCCCCCGGCCCGGCTGCAAGCACGTCCAGCCGTGCCCGGCCCACCCCCGCCCGTCCTGGTCCGCCCGCCGGATGCCCCCCGGCTGGCCCGCGACCCGCCGCCGCATCCTGGCCCGCGACGGCTACCGCTGCCGCCGCTGCGGCGCCCCCGCCACCGAGGTCCACCACGCGATCCCCGGCCGCGAGGACGACGCCGCCCTGGAGTCGATCTGCGGGCCCTGCCACGACCCGATCACAGCCGTCCAGGCCGCAGCCGGGCGGGCGGCGGCCCGGCCATGACCGCCCCGAGGCCGCCCGCGCGGCGCGCCGAGCTGGTCCCCCTCGCCGGCCTCCGCCCGCACCCCCGCAACTACCGCCGCCACCCGCCCGCCCAGCTCGACCACCTTGAGGCCAGCCTCCGCGAGTACGGCGTCCTGCCGACCACCGTCATCGCCCGCGACGGCACCATCCTGGGCGGCCACGGCGTCTGGGAGACCGCCGAACGCCTCGGCCTGGACGCCATCCCCGCGACCCGCCTCGACCTCGACCCGGACGAACCCGCCGCGCTCAAGCTGATGGCCGCGCTCAACTTCCTGGACCGGCTCGCCCTCGATGATGAGGCCGCGCTCGCCGCGATCCTCGCCGAGGTCGCCGAGGCCGACGCCGCCGCGCTGCTCGGCTCCGGGTGGACCCCCGGCGACCTCGCCGCCCTGGTCCTCGTGGCCGGCGACGGGACCGCCGACGACCCCGAGCAGCACTGGCGCGGAATGCCCGGATTCGGGACCGGCGACGAACTGCCGCATGTGACCGTCAACTTCGCGACCGAGGACGACCTCGCCCGGTTCTGCGAACTGACCGGCCTGCCCAACCCGCCCGGGAACCGGTGCTGGTGGCCGCCCCGGGTCCGCGACGACTCCCGCTCGCTGGGCTACGCCGATGCCGGGCCCTAGGTTCCCGATCTACATCGTGTCCAAGGGCCGGTCCGACTGGGCGATGGCCCGCACCGCGCGGACCCTCGACGCCGCCGGCGTGCCCTACAAGGTGATCATCGAACCCGCCGAGCGGGCCGCCTACGCCGCGACCCTCGGCGACGGCAAGCTGCTCGACCTCCCGCCCGCCTACGCCGCCGCCTACGAACCGCTGGACGACGGCCCGCCCGGCAAGTCGCTGGGCCCCGGCCCGGCCCGCAATTTCGCCTGGGACCACGCCGTCCAGGCCGGGGCGACCTGGCACTGGGTCATGGACGACAACATCAAGACGTTCTACCGGCTCGCCCACGGCAAGCGGCTGTACGCCGAGACCGGCGGCATCTTCGCCGCAATGGAAGCGTTCGTGCTCCGCTACGACAACATCGCGATCGCCGGCCCGGCCTACGCCATGTTCGCGCCCGAACGCGGCGCCCTCCCGCCGTTCACCACCAACACCCGGATCTACTCGTGCCTGCTGATCCGCAACGACCTCGGCCTGCGCTGGCGCGGCCGGTACAACGAGGACACCGACCTGTCGCTGCGGGCCCTCAAAGCAGGCTGGGTGACCGTCCAGTTCAACGCCTTCTTGCAGCAGAAGTCGTGGACCGCCGAGCCCGCTCTGCGGGGCGGGAACACCGACGACTTCTACCGCCGCGAGGGCACGCTCCCCAAGTCGGCGATGCTCGTGCGGACGCACCCGGACGTCGCCCGGCTGACGTGGCGGTTCGGCCGGGCCCATCATTACGTCGATTACCGGCGGTTCCGGCAGCGGCTCCGGTTCGCGCCCGGCGCCGAGCTGCCCGCCGGGACGCCGGCCGATGAGATGGGGATGCGGCTGGTCGCCCCGGACGGGCCGCCCCGCTCGCCCGCGCTGCGCGCCATCCTCGACGCCGAGACGTAGGGCCGCCCGGCGGCCCGAAGGGAACCACCCACTCCATCACCGCCGGACGGCAGGGCCACTTTACAGGTCCGCAGGGGTGTGACCAGCGGTGACGAAAATAATGCTGAATAACCTCGCTGAGCTGGAACAACACGCAGCGTCACCGCGTTAAACTCTACGTAGTAGAGACGCGCCGCCCCGGACCGACCGGGGCCGCACACCGAAGGGAACCACCCGAGATGAACGCCAAGAACGCCCCCGCCGCCCCCGCCGCCGACGACGCGACCGGGACCTCCGCGACCGAAACCCGCCGCCCGCGCGGGCGGAAGGCGACCGGCGACCCCCGCGCCGACCGCGCCGCGACCGACGCCGCCAAGGACCGGACCGCCGCCGCGATCGCGACCGCCCTAACCGGCGACGCGACCGACCTGGAGGCGATCGTCGCCGACGCGACCGCCGCCGCCGGCGACCCGGAGCCCGCGACCGACCCGGCGCCCGCCGGCGACGACGCGACCGCGAAGGCCGTCGCCGAGGCGAAGGCCGGCCGCGACGCCGCGAACGCCGAGCGGAAGGCGAAGCGAGACGCCGACGCCGCCGAGCGGAAGGCCGCCGCCGACAAGAAGGCCGCCGACCGCGCCGCCGCGACCGCCGCGAAGGCCGCCGCGATCGCCGAAGGTCTCGACCGCGAAGGCGTCGAGACGCCCGCCGGCTACGTCGTCCGGTGGCCGCACGCCGGATACGACCTCCTGATCAAGATCGACCCCGCGACCGAGGGCGCCGGGTGGCTAGTCCGGTGCAACCTCCACGGCGAGACGACCGAGACGACCTCCGGTAAGGCCGGCGACGCCCTCGGCCGGATCGCCGAGCGGAACGGCTGGTGCGGCGGGTGTAAGCGCGCCGCCGCGAAGGCCGCCCGCGACGCCGCGAAGGCCGACGCCGCGAAGGCCGAGACCGAGACCGCGACCGGCGACTCCGCCGCGAAGTAACCGACCCCCGGACCGGGCGGGCCCTACCGACTAGGGCCCGGCCCGGTCCCGTCGTATCTACCGAAGGGAACCACCCGAAATGCTGCTACCCGCCCCCGGCGACGCCCCCGTATTCGGCGAGCTGGAAACGATCAAGGTGTCCGGCCTCGCGGTCGGCGACTGGATCGAAACGTTCCCCGCCCAGCGCGGAATCCGCGCGAAGGCCGTCCAGTCCGGCGTCGCCGCGATCGAACCGGCGCCCGACTCCTGGTACACCCGGACCCGGCCGCGCGGCCCCCGCTGGCCCGTCGCCGCGTCCCGGATCACCTGCCTCCGCGCCGGCGCCGGGCTGAACGTCCCCGACGACTGCGACGTAATCGTCCGCCGACGCCTCGACGGGACCGCCCGGTGAACCCGCGCCCGCCCGCCGAAGCGATCCTGATCGACTGGCTCCGCTCGCTACCGGAGGCCGCCCTCCCGGCGGTCTCCGGTCCGCTGTGTGCGGGCTGGTACGCCGCCGACCCGTACGGGCCCGGCTGCGAGCACCCGACCTGCGACCCGATCGCCTACGGCGGCCCGCCGCCGCACGACTGCCCCGTCGAGGCCGACCACGACGACCCGATCAGCCAGCACTACGGGATCTATCTCGCGACCTGCGACATCTGCCGCGCCTGGGAACGCGCTAGCCGCTAGACCGCCGAAACGCGGGCCCCGCGCCCGCGTCGCCGGAACCGCCCGACCCCGGCCCGATGAGGCACAGGGCACACCGAAGGGAACCACCGATGATCTACGCCGCCCCGGGCGGGTGGACGGTCGAGACCGTCCGCCTGTCCGCCGTCCCGGAACCGTCGCGTCACCACGACGCGGCGGCCGGGACCGGGCCCTACCTGATCGTCCGCCGTAACGGCCGGACGATCGCCACCGTTCCGGACAGCGGGCCGCTACGCGGCTGGCCCGACGTCGCCGCCGCCGGATGCCCCATCGACCAGCTCGCCGAAGACGACGGCCCCGCCGTCCCGGCCCGCCGCGCCGACGCCTGGCTCGACGCCCGGCGCGCCCGCCGCAGCGGAAGGATGACCACATGCCCGGCCTAGACGGCTACTGGCGCGCCTACGACGCCACCCTGGCCCGCGTCCGCGACGAACGGCCCGCCGACCTCGCCGCGCTCAAGACGATCCTCGACGCCTTCTGCGCGCCGTCGTCCGGCGTCGCATTCTTCCCCGGCGGCGCCGACGAAACGCTCGCCGACGCGCTCGCCTACGCGGGCTGGTCCGTCGAGTGGATTGAGGGCGACTACCTCTGGGGCGCCCGCTCGCCGACCGGCGAGTACATTCACCACGTCGAGGGCGACCTCTACCCCGGCCGCTGGCGCCCGCCGACGACCGACGACCCCGAAGGGAACCACCAGCCATGACCGACGCCTACGCGAACCGCAACGCGCCCCGACCCCGCCCGCGCGGCGGCCTATCCGAGGCCGACCTCGCCGCGATCAAGGCCGACATCTCCGCCCAGATCGCGAAGCTGCCGCCGCCGACCGAGGCCGACATCGCCGAGCTGGCCGAGTTCCTGGGCCGCATCGAGATAGACCGGATACGCCGCGAGGCCGCCGAGGCAGTCGAGGCCGCCGACCGCGAACGCGCGGCCCGCCCGGCGACCCGGCCCGCCGACCACCACACCCGCGCCGGCGAACTGATCGATGCCGCCGGCGACGGCGAATGCCGCAACGCCCTCGCCTGGGTCGCCGAAGTCAGCGACGACGGCGCCCGCGCCATCTGCGAGTTTTTCGGCCCGGAGGTCCGGCCATGATCTACACCACAGCCGAGCTGATCGGCGCGGCCAGCGACGGCGAATGCCGCGCCGCCCTGCGCTGGCTCTCGACCGTCAGCGACTACGCCGCCGGGCTCATCGCCGAGTACCTGACCCGGCCCCGCGCGGCCCGCTACGAACTGGTCTGGAGCGACGAACCGCCGCACCTGCGGCCCGCCACGATCGCCCTCGTGACGATCGGCGACGGCGACCGGCGCGGCCTGCACCGCGCCGACTGCCCGCAGGTACGGCGCCGCGACCTGACCGCGCCCGTCGCGCCGATCAGCGACGACGACGCCCGCGCCTACCTCGCCGCCGTTGGCGAGCGACGGTGCCAGCACTGCTCGCCGCTCCCGGCCGCCGAGGCGACGCTATGAGCCCGCTCACGCCGATGCCGCCGCCCGGCGGCCCGGCGACCCCGCCCGGCTGGACGCCCCTCGACCCGCCGCTGGAACTGGGCGCCCTCGCGGTCAGCCGCGCGGTCGCCGGGTGGATGGACGACGGCTCGCTCAACCCGGCCCTGCTGATCGCCCGGCACCGCATCGGCGACTGGGGCGACGTGGACGCCGGCGACTGGGCCGCCAACGACCACGGCGCCCGCGACGGGCAGGACCGGATCGTATCCAGCTACGGCCAGGGCACACCCCGCCACGTCTGGATCATCACCGAGATAGACCGCAGCCGCACCACGATCCTCCGCCCCGAGGACTACTAGCGGCCCGACCCGAGCACTACCCGCCGCGCGGCCCGGAGGCTGAACCTCCGGGCCGTCCGGCTGTCCCCCCGGGTAACCGCGAGGACCCGCCCGGCGCCGGCCGTAGCGGGCCGCTCAGGGCCGCCCGGCCTGGACCACGGTGGCCCGCGCGCCTAGCCTGCCCACATGCGCACCGCCCTCGCCGTCACCGCCGCCGCCGCCGCCGTCCTCGCGACCGCCGCGCTCAGCGCGCCCGCCCTCGCCGGCGCCCGCCCGCACACCGCGACGCCCGCCTGCCAGGTCAGCTCAGGCAACTGCGCCGAACCCGTCGAGGCGCAAGCACCGCTCGCCGTCCTCAACTACCAGCGGTTCGCCGACGCCGGGCTCACCGCCCACCCGGTCACCACGAACGTCACGATGGACCCCAACAACAACCGGCAGGACGGCCGCCAGGACTGGACGTTCCAGCAGGAAGGCGTCGTGCCCATGCCCGGCGGCGGCCGGGGCGGGTTCGGGTTCACCGCGTTCGACCGGCAGAACTACGGCGGCCGGCCCGTGTTCGAGCTGGAGTGGACGCCGCGCGGTGAGGACACCGGCCTCTGCGCCCACGACACCTGGACGCTCCGGGTCCAGCTCCGCCCATGCAACGGCCGGGTCCACCAGGCGTGGATCGTGATCTTCGGGGCGCTGCCGCTCGTGCCCCCGCCGGGCAGCGGGTTCTACGCCTACGCGCTCAACGCCCAGCAGCCACACGGCCGGCAGCTCCCGACCGCCCAGCACCACTACTGCCTGACCGGGACGCCGGGCGCCGTCGTCGGCTACGTGACCGCCGCCCGCTGCCGCTCCACCGGGGCCAGCACCGGCACCGACCAGCAGTGGGCGTCGCTGCCCTAGTGCGGCTCGCCGTCCTCGCGGTCGGCGCCGCGCTGATCGCGATCATGGCGGTGGTGATCACGCGCGACCTGATCGCCGTCCCGTCCGACCGCTGGGCCGCGCTCTGCTTCGCGTCCGGCTCGCTAGCCGGCGCGACGTGGCAGCGGTACGGACGGCGGCGCCGCTAGTGCTGCCGCTCGCCGGCGCGACGCCCGGCCTCCCGCTCTGCCGCTGCGGCCACGACCTCGCCGCCCACGAACGGCGCGGCGCCTCACGCTGCGCCGTGCGCGGCTGCCGCTGCCCCGGCTGGCTGGCCGACCGCCAGCGCCCTAGCCCGGGAGGCTGGCGCCGCCGCCGTCACCGCTGACTGCTGCTGACAGATGATCAGCAACGATGATCAACACCGATGCGCCGCCTAGTTGATCATCGGCCGCAGCCGGGATGATCAACTGCAAATGATCAACCAACCGGGGCCCGCTGACGGCGGTTACGCACCGTAGCGGGTGGGGGTGGACCCCCTTGGCTGGCAGCCTGGGGAG